GCAAGGAGCCCGTGGGAGCCGTCGGCCACGACATCCTCAGCCATTGAGGCCGTCAGTGCGCCGTTGATTAGAACTGATCCGAGGGCCGCATTAGACCGGCCAGACACGAATAGCTGCTCGGACTCGATTAGCAGGGTATCGCCGACATCGATCAGGCCGCCATCGGAGCAGACCATAGTCGTCGCCGTAGTACCGGAGTCGAGCCCACTGGCGACAGTACCGGCTCCACGGGTATCCTCGCTAAATCCCCATCGCCCAAGGACGCTGATGGATCGTTGGGGAGTATCGCCCGCCTGGAAAACTGCCGTGGATGACCGATCAATCTCGATACGGTTGTACGGCGGGCCTGTGTTCGCGGGCTCCAAGAAGAAATCACTGGATGAGATCGTAGTGGGAGACGTGTTCTGGGCCTGTGTCTGAAGGGTCGTGACGGCAATGAGGTCTTGATCGAGCCAGAGGATTAGGCCGCTACTCGGCTGACGTGGGGGCCATCGGTAGACGCGGGTCTCGGTTCGGGGCAGGAAATAACGGCGGGTCTCTCGGTCGATACGACGAGAGGTGGCTTCTATCAGGCGATCGAGTCGACCGTTATGTGTAGAACCAAAAATGCTGCCCGCGAGCTTGACTTGCTCGCGAGTGCAGTACCAGTTCGCCAATAGTCCTCACCCTGCTTTCCAGGTTAGGTGTTCGGCGGTTATTCGATTGTCTAGCCCCAGCGGTAGTTGCCGAGAGGGCAGTTACGCACCCCACCGCGCACGTCGAGAAGCTCTCCATCAATCGGGCATACGCTCGGAGGGGTCGGCACCTGCCGTTCGGCCTCCCGGCGGTTGTCGTCGGCGATGTCTCGTAGCTGATACCAGGACACTATTTGACTCCCCTTGCGACCCTGATGAGATTCCAGAAACTCTTCATCAGGATGGCTCTATCGGCTGCTGAGAGGTCGTTATCTGAGAGGGCGGTACCGGCCTTTGTCAGCAGGTCGCCGACGGCAGCAAGGACGCGCCACCTAAATAGCAGTCTTAGCGGCATTCGCAGTCCTCGGGGCGCGACCCTTCCGCGCCTTCTTCACGTCCTGGGCGAATTGAGGCTTCTCGTCTTTGGTCGGCCAGCGGTCGAGGATGACGGTGCGCGGGTTCTTCGGATCACGGCTAATCTTCGGGCCTTTTCGGTTGGTCATAGCTCCTCCAATCCAGGGCGGCGTAGCTGATCGAGCATGGCGTCGAAGCTGGCCTGGAACCGTTCTAATTCCGACACAGTCGTGATCATGTAGGCCCAACCGACCTTCGGAAACTCTATGACTACGCCTCTCTGGCCCCCTGCCATGCGAGTCGCGGAGATTCGGACGGAGTCCGTCCTGCGCGATGTAATCCTGTTCTCGGCCACGGGCCGCAGAATGTTGTGTTGGTTAGGCGCGAACACTTCCGTTCCGGGGTATTTGAAAGTTGCGCCTTTATCCCCCAGAACCTTCGCTTGCCTACTCACCTACGTCCTCGCTACCTGGATCACCCGCCACTGCCTTATGTCGCAGGTGCTGGCAACCGCAGAGCCCGCCAAGAACTGGATACTCGGCGTTAGCACGACATCGTCCGGGATATTGGTCGTGTGGATCGTCCCGCCTTCCGTTCCATCGACGTAGAAATAAACGGAACTTCCGTCGAAATAAAATTCCAAGAAGTGGAACGTGTCGTCCGACAGCGTCGCTATGCTGGAGGATGTGGTCGTCTCGGTGCTGTCCTTCTCCGTCACTCCGAAGGACGTTGCAGCGCCATCCAGCGACTCCAGGTAGACACCGTCGGCAACACCACCCAAGAGGGTGGTGTCCTCTGCCGCCAGACCCACGAATATGTCGCTCGTGCTAATGCTATTGATGTCGATCTCGATGCCGAAATAAACCAGACCCTGGTTGCTGGTGAACTCAAAATGCGGGCCGACGAGCTGGAGGTTTAGGCCATCATTTTCGTTCGCCGCCGTAACGATCTGAGCGAGTACACCAATGGAGTTGGATTGGTCGACTTCAGACGTTCCGGTTCCTGCCTCCACGACAGTCACGTGAAATCCTTCAGGGTCAGTCCCGGTAGCGTTCTCGTCCTGGATATTGTGAATCCAGGGCAGGAACTCGTAATGGATAATATCCGGCCCGACTCCACCGACGACTCGCTTGAGGTGCGAGCCTCGATCAACGTACACAATGTTGCCGTTGACACGTTGTCCGATCACATTTGCCATCGCCTAGCTCCTTCTTCTGGGGGTCTCTCGACCCCGGATTCCGCAAGCTACTTTCTGATCGTCGGCCCCTTAAGCTGCTTGTCCCACGGTGGACGGGATAGATCACGCGTCGAGTGCCACACTACGGCACAGGGCGTCCCGCTCAGACGACGGCACCAGCGACAGACAGGCATTATTCCGACGCCCTTGCCCGTAGGTGAGGCCAGCTCTGTTGATGCTCAATGGCCTGTGAGTCGGCAAACTTCCGGGCTGCCGCCTCATCCATCGGGGAGCCGCACCGCCGACACTGGCTCGGCGTGTCGAGTGGCGTGTCCTTCTCGTAATCGCGAATCGGATAGAGCTTGCCGCAGTAGAGACAGGCGTGGGCTTCGCCGAGCCCACCGGGCAACTCTTTTATCTGAGTAACCATCGCTGTGCTGGCCTCCTATCTAGAGATAACTGACCGTTGAATCGGGCGCACTCGGATAAAGCGGTTTGATGATGTAGAGCAGATATCCAGGCTGAGTATTGGACATGTCGTCGTCGATTGTGACCCGGACGTGATCAAAGGCGTTCGCCACGTCGAGGTCGGACGGGAATATCTCGACGGCCCACAGGCAACTCTGCTCCGCCCCCGTGGCGTTGGTAAGCGCCGCTGTAGAGACATCGCCTGAGCCGTCCGTCCATTGGGTAGTGCTGGCGAGCGAGGTCGCGGCCTGCTTTTTCCAAACTCTGGTACTGGACGTGGTCGGCAGCGAAAGCGCCTTGTTCCCCGTCCCAGAGTTATCCGACGCCTGTTCGAAGTCGAGGACAGGGTCTTGGCCCGCTGTCCCGACACCGGAGGCAAACACCACCATAAGCGTCTCAACGTCCTTCATGTTTATGTAGTCGGCTGAGGCTCCGGCTGTATCTAGGTCTACGACGGGGAAGCCCTCTACCAGATCGATGTAGTCACCGAGCATAGCTTTCGGCATTTTGTTCTCCTTTATCTGAGCCAGTTAGGCTCGGACGGCTAGATTGACGAATGGGCTGATTGTGCTGCTACCGTTGCGCGGAGTCAGCGCAGACACGACCCAGGGCCGGCCATCCACGCGCTGTACGAATTTCCAGACGATTTCGTCGGTGGTGAAATTAACATGCTCCGAGGCCGCCATTGTGAGCGCCTGTCGGTCTCCGATTAGGTAGTAGCTCAGGTCGCAGTAATAGATGTCCCCGGCGCTTCCCAGGGTCTCGCATTTCTCCGTGAATATGACCGGTCGCCCGAGTATGGTCATTGGGGGGCCAGCCGCGCCGTTGTTGAGCCAGACCGCGCTACCTGCGGCACCGACCGTCAGACTCATCGAGGCTAGCTGCGGGAACGTGTCCTGGTGGGCGATCCAGACGGCGCTACCGTGGGACTGCGGGAGCATCCGGGAATACATATTAAGTATGTTTTCCCAGACGATTGTGGTAGCCGATTGCCCGCCTTCTTTCGCCACCGTTACCAGCGCGTCCGCGTTTAGGATGCCCATCGGTTGTCCGGCACCAGTACCGGAGAAGAAAGCATCGTCCTCAAAGTACGACAGCGCCTGCGGGAATAGGGTCGTGATCAGGCTCTCTAGCGCGATGACCGAGTCCCCTAGTAGCTCGTTGGAGGCTACCGTGTAGCCGGAAAGCTTGTTGGCGACCAATCGGACTGCCGAGAATGACGGCTGGTTGGTCGTGGAAGATACCGTTCCTGCTTCGGCAATCCAGGAGCCGCTCACACCACCGAACACGTTCGTGGCATGTGATGTGTCCTTAATTGCCGGGAACCGAAGCGATGGGGCTCCCATCGGGATGACCCTGGCGCGTGGCCGAATGACTGCCGTCTCCAACGCGAGCATGAGTAGCTCTGCCCGGTACTCCTCCGGCACCAGGATACCGCCGTCGCTAGGGATGGCCTCTGAGAGGTTTTTAAGGCGAGGGTCGTCGACTCTCCGTGCGATCGATAGCAGTGCCGCCTTCGCAAAGTCGCCGAGGCCGTCAAAGCCGTGGCCGATATCTACCGACGGCCCCTGACCAGTGGCAGCAATTTGCCGCAACGCCTGCCGGTCGGCACCGAGGTGGTTGTACATCGCCTTAGAGCCGTGGTGGCCATTGCTGGACTCTGGGCTCATCGGAACCCGTTGCCGCCGCAGTGAGGCGGGTACTTCGTTGGCCTGATACATGTCCTCTAGAGCTTCGGTGGTCTGGTGTTTGACCTCCGACTGAACCTTATCGACATCGGCCTTCTGGAAGGCTTCCGCGTAGTCGACCATAAAGGTTTCTAGGTTGGCGGGCTCCTCCAAGAGTTCTGCCATACGCTTTGGGTCGCGTAGGACATCACCGAGGTCTTCCGGATTATTTGGTACTGCCCTTGCCATTATTTCTCCTCCAAATGTCGTCTCATTGCGTCGCCTAGCAGAGCCTGATAGTTGATCGGCTGGTGAAATTCTTCAATGTGGCGCTTAAATAGGCCCGTTACATCTTCGTGATAATCGTAAATCTGGTCGGCCAATTCGATTGTGGCCTCGCACCCATCCAGGGCATGGTCGTGGCCGGAACACAAGGCGGCTATCTCAAGAGCCCGTTGCCCTTCTCCCATGCCCTCCAGCACGTCATCTAGTAGCTCCGTCAGGACTGGGTGCAGTTTTGACCCTAGCCCTTTAATGGCCTGGAGCGCCTCGGGGTTGCTCGGGATCGTTACGTGAGATACCTCTAAAAGTTCCTGCCCATTGAACTCAAAATTCCGATTCCAGGTGTCGTCGCCCCCGCCCTCTAGCACCTTGGCTTTAGCCATGTCCGGCAAGAACCCAACGCTGAAAGCTGCCATCCCCTCCTGGGCCAGATGGAAGCCCCAATCGGCCTCCTCGTTACCTCTCCCAACGTAGTACTGTGCGACGCCTTCAAGCTGCTTACTTTCGGTCACCTCCATGCTCTCCCATTTCCCGATTTGGGATCGAAGCTGAAGATAGTTGTGCGAGCTTAGAAGGACGGGATGGTCGCGGAATCTGTCCAAGTCCCAACCGGCGGTTCGGATTATGTCCCCGTCTCGATCCTTAGTTTCGGTGGAGACGACTGCGTGGACTCGGCCCGCCTTGGCGTCGATTACCTTCGTGGTCGCACGAATAATCCTGTGCCGGTCTGGCATTAACGCCCTCCTGAAAACAGAAAAAACCCGTTCCAGGCTCCGGTGAACCTGAGAACGGGCGTCATGCGCCTCGCGGAGTTATGGCCCTGGCGCTCTAGGCGCTCTCGCCACTACTTAAATTGTATGCATACAGCCGGACGGCTGTCAATCACCTGATGAATATGGGCTTCTCCACGACTCCGTCCAGCACGTTATTCACGGACACAGAGGCATTGATTACTAGGTCGGCACTATTTATATCGCCATCGTCCCCGATCCTCACATTTTCCAGGATCAGGCGTCCGATCTCAAAATAATCAGCGTTAAAAGCTCCTGTCCACGCCTTGACCCCGTCCAGGGTCAACGTGCCGATGAGGACATCCCCGCCGGTAGTAGTCTGGTGAACGATGATTCTGTCAACCACCATGTCGGAGGCAATGTACGAGGTGCTGCCACGCCCAGACCCAATCGCAACATCGTTCGTGCTGGAGGACATGGTGGGAGAAAAAGTATGTCCTGCTGCCGCCACTGAGGAGGTTGCGACTATGCTGTAAATATCGCCGTTTGCGAAGTCCATCGTCGGGAATTCACTGTTGCGGATAATGAGAGTATCGATTGTAAGCCGGTCGGCTGTACTCGTGCCAGCTAGCCGGAATGCGTCGGTTATCCCACCTGCGCCGAGCGAGATATTTGTCAACGTGATCTCGTCCAAGCGGAGGCCGCTCGGTAGATTAATCTGTAGCGTCTGGGATTGGACGGCTGGCTCCTCGGCGTCCCTCATTATCTGGCCGATATGGGACGGTGCTTCGTAGCTAGCGCCAGGCATCGGCCACGTAATCTCCTGGTCGCCTTTTGACATTAATAAGAAAAGTGAGGCCAGAAAACCAAGGATCACAGCAGACATCGATATGGCAATAAGCGGGCCGCCTCCCAGATAGATGCCTCCTGGGAGGGGGAGTCGTAGCTTAGATATACCAGGCAGTCGGACGCCCAGCCCTGGTAGAGAAAAAGCCCACTTGTTTTTAGCCATTGTCCTTCATCCTATTTTTGATTTCATCACTCATCAACGCTACTATTGACGACGCTGCGGCTGTCACGGGCAGCGCAAAGATGGAAAAAGCAACCAAAATTATGTCTCGCACTCAAAGGTGTGGAGCGATTTCAGCGGGCTTGCTGGTCGTCTTCCACACAATTAAAACTCCTAATGTTACAAACGCTAAAAACAACGGGCCGACCAACACAATAGTTAGAAATTGTGTCCCCGTTAGCGTGGTTTTGGTACGTGCCTCAAGCTCCACAATCCTGCGTTGGGCCTCTAATAGCTCCTCTTGAGGACTCTGTTCGGATTCAGCCACGGGTCACGTCTGCGGCCTGACCTGCCCAGATAGTGCGACAGCGTGGGCAGGCGATTGTGGCAGAGGCATTGACGTGCTTGCCCACAAGCCGCCCGCACTGTTGACAACGGGCCTCTGCTACAATGCCCCGCGATCCTGCTATCCCCTCCTCAACATCGATCTCAAGCCCCTCTGCGACATCGATCTCAGCCACCTCCTTGGCCCGGTATAGCACCGTGCAGCGGCAGTTGGGATGCTGAGGGATCGTGTCGATTCCCGACGGAAACGGATCGCTCATACTGATCCATCCAACGGCCTCGTTGACCTTGCACACATCTACCACAAGCGCATCACCCTGGGTGACCCAGGACTTCTCGCTGAAGCCCTTCGACTTGGCGGCTTGCTGCTGGCCCTGCCCCAGAGCGGTGGCCGTCTCCGTCCTTGCTACCAGTCGTGCGCGCTTGGGCGAGAAGGCGAAGTCGTTACGCAGAGACTTGGACAGCGTACCGAGAGAGTCACCGCGCTCAATCGTACCGGCTACCAGGGTGTTGACCCGCGCCCGAGTTAGGTTGGCGATATTCATGTCGCCGTCTAGGCGTAGCAGGCGGGCTCCTCTAGTCTCGGCGTAGACGCCCGCCAGACGCTGCGCCTCTCCGGTCATCATCTCCGGATAGGCGATAAGCAGTGATTTCTCAAATGCCTCACTAAGCTCCTCGACCATCTCGTCGCTGTATTTAGCCCACCAATCCCAATCGTAGCTGGAGACATCGCTGAGTTCGATCTTGATCGATGCTGACGTAGTACCTCCCCACCGCTCCGCCACATGGGCGATTACCGCATCCCGCTCTATCCCAAGACGCTTGGCCCACCGCTTCGCCATAGCGGCCTCTGCGCCGCCGTCAGCGGGTGCCTTCAGGGTGTGGAGGTACTTGGCCCCTATGTCGGTAAACGCTTGGCCTCCTACGGCCACGCTTGAGCGACTAGTCCCTGAGTGAGAAAGTGTAAACGGATTCATCCCTGCGGGGCTCTGGAACTCGTCGCCACCGTCTACCTCTCCCTCGCCCAAACGAGCGCGGGCCTCGTTCAGAGTGAGCAGCCCGCTACTGTATCCGCTAGTCGCTTCGGAGAGGGCGAACGCCTTGTCAGTAGGCGTCGGATCGGTGAAGTCCATCATCAAGTCGGGGCCGAACAAGGGAGCCAGCCGCGTGTTAACCGAGGCACGAATACGAGCCAGCCTCGGGCGGATTACCCACCGGCTAAACATGACCTCTGCGGCCTCGGCGTTGGCTCGGTTTACCGTTTCGCTAACCCCGAGGAGTGCAGCGGGCATCCCGAACGCACCGGTCACGATCTCCCTCGTTAGCCGACGAAGCTGGCTATACTCCATGTCGCGCTGAGTGATCTTCCGGTCATGCCATTTGGCATTCTCTAGGATCGCCACACGGTGGGCATTGCTGACGCCTCGGTGCTGCATGCCCCACCGCTGCACGAAT